AAAACACGCTCTTCTAACTCCAAAAGACACTAAACACGCTCTTCTAACTCCAAAAGACACTAAACACGCTCTTCTAACTCCAAAAGACACTAAACACGCTCTTCTAACTCCAAAAGACATTAAACACGCTCTTCTAACTCCAGAAGATCCTAAAAAACACGCTCTTCTAACTCCAATATATCCTAAAAAACACGCTCTTCTAACTCCAAAAGACACTAAACACGCTCTTCTAACTCCAAAAGATACTAAAAACGCTCTTCTAACTCTAAAAGATCCTAAACACGCTCTTCTAACTCCAAAAGATACTAAAAACGCTCTTCTAACTCCAAAAGATACTAAAAAACACGCTCTTCTAACTCCAAAAGATCCTAAAAAACACGCTCTTCTAACTCCAAAAGAGCCTGTTATATATGATACATTTATACAATTAATACAGAAAGCAAAAGCTGACTTTGAAAAATTAAGAGAATCTCTTATCGAAATCTATAAGAAAATTGGATTAAATGCAGATGAAGATATGGATCGTGTTACTCCTAATATAACTGATTTTATAGACAACTATTTAGGAGATTTAAACAAACATATTGAAATAAATTTTAAATCAATAGATTTAAAAAATATACAGAACAGAACACACCGTAATCGTCAAAGTCAAAAAAATAGAGTTGGGGACATTTGGAATAATTTAATGAAACAGATTAATCTTAAACAAAAACGGTCAATACAAATTAATATCATGAAAAAAATGTGGAACACAATGATTGACTCGGCAACCCCTGCAGGATACGAACCCAACTCTATAAAATTCTTCAAAAGAACAACAGCAGCACCAAGTCAAAAGGGTGGGGACAAAAATAAAGATATTCCTGATATATTAAATTCTCTTCTTTCGTCTATTCATTCTTCATATAGAAAAGAGTTTTTAAATATTAAAAAAAGTTCAATACAAAATGCGGTAATAGATTCAACAGTTAATGATAGATTTAAACAATTAAAAAAACTTGCTAAATTACGAAGATATATATCAAAAGATATTGTAAATGATAATATTCCATCAAAAGAAACACAAAATGTGTTAAAAAACCTTAAGTCATTAGATTCATTAATTCGTGAAAATTATGTTATTGATGATGAATATAAAGTATCTGAAAACGTTTATACTTTAATTGATGAGAATAACCCTGATTTAGAACTACCTGAATATCACCTTGTTTCGCATTTACAATTTACAATAATGGTAGGATTTGTAAATAAGTTTGAAAAGATATGGAAATCTGATGAAAGTTTTCATGGAAAATATGAAACATATATAAATAAATTACTAAATGGGTCTATTTTTGGAGAAAATAATAAATCAAAACATTTTGATATTGGAAATATAACTGATGACAAATTTTTAAGAGCATATTATTTAGATTTGACTGAATATATTAAGACAAATGAAATTAATTCTTTTGAAAATTTTTTACATAAAACTTACACTAAAATATTTTCATCATCTGAATCACCAAATGATGGATATAATGAATTTTGGGGAAAAACTATGTATGATATAGGAATGGAATGGGAAGATTTAAGAGAAAATCCAGATTATAGCGGATTAATTCCAAGTACAGATTTATTTGGAAGTGAAGCAAATGTATTAAGTTCTTTTGAACAAGGTTTATTATTTTCTTTTATTATTCATGCTAAAGATTTAATTAATGAAGAATCAGAAGAAACAATCCAATTAAATCCAAGACAAAAATTTAATAAATTTATAAAATTCCTTCCACAAGATACATTATCTTACATAGTAGTTACGCTTGACAGTTTATCCAATAACAATATTCAAACTGGAGGTTTCGGGGAAATTATTTATTCATCCGCAGTATCGGGAGTGAATAGCGTAAAGAAATTTGGGTTGATCTCACAGATTTCAGTAATTGACGGAAAACATGAAATACCCGGAAGATTCTATTTTCATAAGAATTTGGATAATATAAAACATTTGTATATATTTAAACATAAAAATGGTGAGGAAAATTGTAAAATAGATCCTTTATATCCAGAAGATAAAAAATTAATAAAGAAATTACAAATCCCAGTAACAGATTTTAAAAAATTACATTATGAGGTGAACAGATTTGATAAAATTAATAATAAAAAGTTTAAAAATACTGTAGGATTGGTCGGCAAAAATGGCCCATATGAATCCATATTACTTCCAAATCAATCGCCACAACAAAAAGAAATTAAAAAATGTGCAGAATACAGAATAACAAATACAGGGAAAAAATTTAAGGGATTTTCCATTTGGGAATTTGAAAAGAAGGATTTTAAAGGTGATTTTATACCACTTATCCTATGGACTGGTTCAGAATTAAATAAATTAGAGAAAAAAATTATTTCCAAGGATGTAGAACAGGGGTTTGGCATCCGTTGGAAAGACTCCAAATTCCAAAAAGTAAAATATCAGGCTTTAGTTGAATTAATTGAAAAAGGAGATTTTGGAAATTATTTTGAACAAAAACGTAAGATAACTTTAGATCAAGCATTTGATCAATTAACAAAAAAAAGCACTAAAAAATTTTGGGAAAGAAATTTTCCAAAATTTAATAAACTTAGACAAGATAAAACAAAAAATGTTTCATTAGTAAAAAATATTCAAACAATAATTGGAAATGTAACATATGCATTACAAAGAGAAGGTCAAACTCCAGAGAAAAAATCAAAAATCTTGGAGCAAAAATTAACTAAACATTTTAACATACGCATGAAAAATATAACACAACCAATTAACCTTTATACTTATGATTTTGCAACAAAAGCATATGATATAGAGTATTATAAAGAATATATTGATGAAATCAAAACATGGATAAATAATATTAAAGTTTTTGTAAAATCTTATGAAGCATAAGTTTTAAATACTTTATGTTCAATTGTTGATAATATAAATATTAATCCAAAGGTAAAATAAAAAATAAATGTAGCAATTGTTTTATCATAATTAAATATACATCTAAATGGCAAACCTGTATTTATATAATAAGAAGTAACAATAAATGATAATAAACTAATAATAGTTGTAACAGAACAATAAGCTATTTTATATTTTTTATTATTTATAAAATGATTTTCATTATGTATTGTAACTTCTAAAAATTTAGTTCGTGTCCAAGTAGTATAAAATTCAATTAAGATGCATAATACACATAAAAATGGATAATATATCCAAAAAATTATTTGTAAATCTTTTTCATTATTGCAATCATCGTAAACATGATTTGTTATTAAAGTTTGTAAAGTTAAAACAAAAATTGGAACTTTTTGTTTCATATAAGTCAAAATATCCAATGTTTGAGCTTTTGGAGAATTTATTAAATTATATCTAGATAACATTGTTTTAATTAGATATAATTCAAAATTGTTAATTGAAAATATTTAATATTATAATTATTTCTTAAGTTATATATCCATCTTGAAACGTTCCACACAATTTAGAAAATTTTTTTAAATAACCACTAACATTTAATTCTTTTTGTGGAGTGTTATTTAATCGTTCTTTAATTTGTTCATCATCTACTAATAAATTTATTTCATTTGTTGATAAATTTATCTCAATATCATCATTATTTTTAATAATACGAGTCAAACTATTTTTTTTGTAAGCGTCAGGTAAATGAGCGATTAAAATTCCGTGTGAACCTCCCGAAAAGCGACCATCCGTAGCAAGTGGAGGAGCTTTTTCACTTCCAAAATGACCAATTAAAGCACTTGTTGGTGTTAGCATTTCAGGACAGCCGATACTTTCACCTTGATATCTAATAACAACGAAACTATCTTGTTTAATTTCATTATTACTGAGTGCCTCTACCATATCATTTTCATTATCAAATACACACGCTTTTCCTTTAAAAATTTTTTCTTTTTTATATATTTTTGATAAACATCCATTTGGAGATAAATTTCCTTTTAAAATTTTAATATGACCATCATTTTTAAAAGGTTTTTCTAATGGAAAAACGAGATTTTGATTAGTAAATTCCATATCTTCATAATCTTTTACATTTTCCCATAATGTTTTTCCAGTTACTGTTAGGCAATTACCATTTAGTAATCCTTTTTGAATTAAATATTTAGTTACTCGTGCTGTTCCCCCAATTTTGGATAAATCATACATGACATATTCTCCGTGTGGTTTCATATTTAATATTACTGGTATGTGATTTAAATTTTGAAAATCATCTAATTTGATATCAATTCCAGCAGAATTAGCACATGCAAGTAAATGTATTACAGCATTAGTAGATCCCCCAAATGCATATGTTACAGTAATAGCATTTAAAAAAGATTCTTTTGTAAGAATATCTGATGGTTTAATATCTTTTTCTAATAAATTTTGAATAACATTTCCTGTATCCATACATTCTTTAGATTTTTCAATAGTTCCAGGTGAACTAGATGAACTATTTGGAAGCATCATTCCTAATGTTTCTAAACATACAGCCATTGTATTAGCAGTGTATAATCCCGAACAAGAACCACATCCTTTATCACAAGAATTTTGAATAATATCTAATCTTTCATCTTCTGAAATTTTTCCAGAAGTATATTTACCGTAAGACTCAAATGCGGATACAATATCTAATTTCGATCCTTTGTATTCAGTTGATTTCATAGAACCCCCATACACTATTAAACTAGGACGATTTAATCTTAAAATACCCATAAGTGAGCCGGGGAGATTTTTATCACAACCTGGAACACAGATAACCCCATCATAATGTTGTGCGTTAACAACTGTTTCAATTGAATCAGCTATTAATTCACGAGATGGTAATGAATATCTCATTCCCGGAGTTCCCATACTAATACCATCAGATACACCAATTGTATTAAATTGCATTGGTATCATTTTATCGTTTCTTTTAATTGATGAACTAATCGCATCAGAATATATATTTAATTTAGAATTACATGGATTTCCAGAATACCACATACTAGCAACAGCAACTTGAGCTTTATTCATATCATCTTTGGTTAAACCAAGAGAATACAACATTGCTTGAGCAGCTCCCCGTTCTTTTTTTTGAGTAATTTCACGTGAAAATTTATTTATATTTGAAAATCTTTTATGAGAATAATAAGAAATTTTCGTATAATTTTTCACAAATTTAGCAACAGACGTTTTATAAAACATTCTTAATATATTATTTATTATATTTATATTATATTATTTATGTAAATTTTAAAATTGATTTTTTTAAACTTTATAACAATAAACAATTATTAAACTATTATTTTCAAAAATTTATTGAATAATGACAGTTAACAATGAAAAATCTAACAGAAAAGTCAGTTACCGAAATGCCCTTAAGTTTACACGAGAGATGACGTTTCGCAACAGACAGAATGTTAAAGTTGGATATAACAACAAACAAAAAAAATATAAAAAATATGACGATTATGTAGCAGGTATGGAAAGTAAAAAGTTTGATGATGTATTGGATAAAGATATAAATTATTATACAAACAGATACTCAAATTATCACAATTCTTCAAAATTTGAATCAAAAACATCAGGTAATGTTGAAACGATTCGGAGATTGAAGTTAATCAAAATTGCTAAACAACTAAATTTAGATAGGAACAATTATTTCAATTTATTTCAAAAAAGTTACGATGGATATAATTATTCTAATAAATATCCTAATAATCTTGAAGAATTTGAAATACGAAGATTGCTCTCTAGACAACGATATATACAATTTTTAAATAAATCTCTTCTTGTAAATGATATTAGAGATAAAGTATTTTTCAAAATATCTCAACATTTAAATATTTCACAAGAAAATATTAATAATGTTAAATTTAAAACACAGCATTTAGAAACAGCAACTAGTAGTTCTAATGCAATTCTTTCTCATAGTGGGTCACGAGATCAAGAAAGAGTAAAAGATGTACGATTAAGAGAAAATAGTAATTTTGAAAAATATCAACATAATTCAAAATGGATTGTTTTTGATAAAAAAATACAATCAGAAAGCAATAATGTTTATCAGCTTCCTAAAATGAATGGAAAATATCATACAGAATTTTGTTTGAAGTATTTTATTGCAAATACTATTTGTGAAAAAGATAAACATCTAAATTCACTTTACACAACAGAAAATATTTTAAATATGTTACTTGATATACGCGAACATTACAAAGAAGATTTCTTAAAAGTTTTAAAAGATAATGTGATTAACGTATTTGAAGGATTATCCTATGATATGCAATGTCTTTTGTCTCCATCATTAGATAACATCAAAAATGTAGACAAGGCGAATGCTATTAAAAAAATTATTAATTTAGGTATTTCAAGAAAGGAAAAATTAGAAAAATTATATTCATTTACATATGTGAATAAATTTAATGAAGTAATTATTCCATTTGATCCAAATAAAAAATATCGAATAATTATTAATTCTTCGTATCATTATGTTAAAGATACAAATTTGAAACCATCGCCAGAAAATCCAAATTGTATTGCTAATGATTTTTTATCAAAGTTTAAAATCAGTTTTGGTATTTATGAAGTATCAGATAGTTTTCTATTATTTGATGATTTTAGTAAAATTAAAAATGAACAACAATTGACAGAAATTACTAATCATATGTGTGATTTAATATCAGATAATTATTTATTTAAAGAAAATTTTAAAGATGCTATATTCTTAATTAAATGTATTAAGAATGATTCATTTTCTTTAAATAATTTTTCACCTGTAACATCATGGTTTAGACAATATCTTGAATTATCACCAGTTAGTCTTAGTTTGTATGCTAATATGTTTATTGAAACACAGACTACTATGACTGAAAATTACAAAAAATATAAAAAAATGTTTAAATCAATTACACATAATGAAATTTCTTTGAAAAAAAAAATAGTAAATGAATTTCTTAAAAGTAAACAATGTTGGAATAAAAAAAATTTAATTAACAATATTTTGGAAAATAATTTAACTTACGGTGAAAAATTCCAAAAACATGTTATTGATTTTTTAGAAGTTTTAAATAATATTAGTATCAATTTTATGAAACAATATTTAAAAATCTATGTAAAAATGATTTTAAATACTTCGGATGTAGAAGGATATTTATTATTCAATCATATGATTCAAAGATTTATATACTTTATTGATACAAAATGTTATACATATGAATTTAATATTAAATATCAACAATCAAATATTAGTAAAACACACGCATTTCCTATGTATTCTAGATCTTTTAATCAAATTTTAAGAAAAAAGAAATTCAAGCCATCGGATTGTTTAAAGATTTATCAGATTAATAATCTGACAACAAATGTTAAGAATGAAGACACAAATTCTTCCGATGAAGATGAAGATGAATTGGAATTTGAATTATCTATTTCAGAAGATGAAAATCAAAATGAAAATTAAAATCAAAATGAAAATTAAAATTATATTTAATATTTGGGACTTATTTATTTACCTCTTCTAGAACTCATACCACTAGATTCTGGTAAATCAACTACTTCTGTAACTTCTAAAGTAAAAGAATGCTCCGCATTATTAAATTGAAACAGATTATTTTCTTGCGTTCTGAAAGAAATTGTTAAATATTCTAATTTTGCCATTAAACCTTCTTTAGGAACAAAAGCATTTCCTACAAATGTATTAAATAGAGTACTACCAGGAGCACCATTCAAAATTAATTTATAAAATATACCAGTATCGACAGAACTACTTACAGTCATAGCAGGAAATTCATTTATACAAAAATATATATAATTTTCACCATCTAAATTAATACCTTTACTTAATTGTTTTACTATTGCACTTCCATAAGTTTTGTCACTTTCAGGCTCTTCGCCACTATCAACAACACCATTTCCAAATACAGTATCCCATACATTTGTCCAAGACGGAAACTCTGATAAAGGAATACTTACAGTTGAACTATCAATTTCTTGTATCACAAATCCAGATGGATTGGATATTTCAGCTGAACTTTTAATTTGATCATCAGTACGAGGATCAGAAACAGTATAACCATATTTTCCATCAAATTTCATAAAAATTCTATCACCATCAGACATCCCGTGGTCTGATGTAAAAAAAACATGTACTGCTGTAGTTGACACAGATACAATTTTATATATATTTAGTCTACTCTTTATCTCTGTATTATTAACAATTAATGCAAAACTTTCAGTTGTATCCAGTTCATAAATTGTTAATGGAATATATTGATCCCCTTCCTTTTGCAATTGACCATTAAATTCTACAGTTTGAGCTTTATTTGATGTAGTACCACAATTAAAAGAGAATTTGTCATCTGATAGTTTCTGTATTTCATAAGTATTATTTGTTAGTAATGAATCAATTTTTGATGGGAAAATTCCTCCAACACTATATTGTGTTGGCCAATTATCTACTGCAATAATATCACCGCTAACTAAACCATGCGATTCCCGCTCAACTTTTAAATTTTGACTATTCACATTAGATGTTATTTTAATAACATTAGATGAAGAAGCACTAAAATATTGTGATGGATTTGGTGTAATACCATCAGCTAAATATAATTTATCATAGAATTTTGCTGGAAAAATAGTATCTTTAAATCCGAGAACAGAAGCTAATGTATTTTTTAAATCCCATTTTAATCGAAAACTAATACCAGTACCAATTTTTACAGAAGTACCTCCAGCATATGCTACAGATAAAGATGCTTTCGTACTAGTTTTTATATACCATACAAAATCAGGTTGTGCTGTTGTTGTTCCGTCAAATGCTTTACCAGTTGTATCATCAACTTTATCTAAAGTAATAACATGTTCGCCAGAAATTTCACTATCATCAATACCACCAATATCATTTGCATCTTTTATGAAAATACGATCACCTGTAGAAAATCCATGGGCAACTAATGAATCACCTTCATCATCTAATTTTTGGGCAAAATATAATCTTGATTCGCCATCTTTAGTATGAAGAACATTACTAAAATTGTTAAATTCTACAGATGTAATTTCAGTTTTGTCTGTTATAGGATCAACTATGACTGTAAATGTATGATTTTTTAATAATGTTGTTGTACTACTATTACTAGTTGTATATACAACTCTTGTTACAGCATTCATTTTTGCTTGGATTTCTTTTTGTAATGAACTAGCATCATAGTTACCAGCCTCAATAGAAGTTTTGTAAGTAATATATCCAGAACTTGGAATTGGTGTAGAACCATCCATATTAATAGTATCTACTTCATTTTCCCATGCTATTACATTATTTGCAATAGCAACTGGTGTTGCTCTAACAAGTTGTTGTGTATTTGGAAATTCTGTACTCTTTAACGCCACTCTTGATACATTAACAAATGCTTTATTCATTTTAATTTTATAAGTATTTGCCTCAGGAAAAAGTTTTGTATCTCTATCTCGACTATCAATTGCTACTGAAGATGGTCTATTAAATGTTTTAGATTTTGTTTTTTTTACTTCTGATACAGGATTTGGATTTACTTTAAAATCTATTGCATTTGAATTTGCTAAATCATTTAAATCCATATCATCATTAAATTGACCAGCAGCACCCATTGTAAATTTACTTTTTTTTTGTTCCATGAACATTCTAAATTCCATCCTTTTTCTCAGATAATCTTCTTTTTTCTGATCAGTTGACAGATTATAAACTCCCTTTTCAACAAATTTATTAGTTGTTAATAAATCAAAATTATTCATTGTATATTATCAATTATATATATATTTTTATATTTTTTTTATAAAAAAAAATTGACATTATTATTTTAAAAATATATAAATATTTTTTAAAATAAAAATTTTCAAAATGAAAAAAGTATATTGTAAAGTTTCCTCATTAAATGAATTAAAAAATTTAATCTCCAAAAAACAAGATATTACATGTGTTGAAAGAAATTTATTTAATCCAAATGGATATATTACTTATCATTCAATATATAATTTAAATGTTGACGATATAGTTGCTTTAGAAAAATCTGAAAGTGGTGGATGTGTTGCACCTTATGAATGGGTTCTTTGGAATGGTTTTACTGTATCATTTCCAGATGAAAATTAAATAATCTATAATATAATATATTATACAATGTTAATTTTAAAAAAACACGAAATGAATAATAAAAATATTCGTAATAAATTATTACCATATTTGAAACAAATTATTAGTACAAGTAGTATAATCAGAATATATGATATACATAATACAATTGAATATAATAATGGCAATATTAATCAAAAAATATTGAATGAAGTTTTAAGACACAAACCTAAATCTATAATCATTTTTTTATCATATGATGGACAAGAAAAAAGAATGAGATTTAATAATAAAGTTGTTGTTAAAGCTGTTGGCAAAGTACCAATAATATTTATAAAAAAAAGAAACAAAGGTAAAATAATACATAATATATACAAAATATTAACTGAATTACATTCTCGTAAATTTGAAATTCATTTTACTGATGATAAAACACATAATTTAGAAAATGCTTTACACTATGCCAAAAAATATAATTTTAAAATTACTATATATAAATCTTAAGATTAAGATTGTTTTGTAACCATTTTATCAACCCAAGAACCATCTATTCTTACCTGTATACGAAATTTGGTTTCTGCTTGATTTCCATTACCACCAGAAACAACCATTCTCCAAGAACCATTATAATCTCCACCAAATTGAAATGCCTGACTATAAGCACTTAATCCTAATGTAGATAAATCACGAGTATCAACTTGTGCCGCTGTAATATCATCACCTGTACCAGTCTTATCACCAGCATCAAATATAGTTTTATTAACTGTACTAACTGAAACACCTTTCTCACCAATATAACGATAAAATGAAACTAATGGAGGATTACTTTCATCAATACCACTTATATTACTATATTCATAAAAAGAAACAATTCCTGATTCATAATCATATATCCATTCACCACCAGAATAACCAAATGGTATTTCTTGCCCATTTGATTTATATAACTTTATTTCATAAGAACCACCTGTATCAAGATTAAATGGTATTGTATCTTGTGTAACACGATCATAAGTACCAGATGTTCCATTTGCTCCACCTGAACCATCATTATTATTTCCAGATGGATGAGAAGTTGTCGCTTCTAATGCTTCATATGCTTTTCCATCAGTTCCATCAATTGATGTAAGTGGAATTTTAATATATCTTTTTATAATGCCGTCAGTTTTTCCAACATATGAACCAGCTAATGTATTACCATTATCATCTAAACTTGTATCAGTTAAACTAGTTAGACTAGTAGATGCTGTTACTGGTATATCATCTTTAAAAATTTGACTCTGAAATACATTTGTACGGGCAGGACGATTTGGTTCTTGAAAAAATTCTCTGTCAGTTAAAGTACTTGGCTTTCCAAGTAATTTTTTAAATAATAAATTTGTTTTTTCTAAATTACTTAATGTTCCTGATAAATGAGTACTCATTATTTATATATAGTAGATATATATATTTTATATATATATACGACAATAAATATTTTTATATATATAAATATATATAAATATTAATATATTCATCTATATATATATAATTATATATATGGGATTTATAATAATTGCTTCTGATCATGGTGGATTACAATTAAAACAGGATATTCTTAATTTTTTAGAAAAAGAATACACATCATATACTATAATTGATGTTGGAGTATATAATAAAGATAGTGTAGATTATCCAGATATTTGCTATAATTTAATAAGTAAATATAATATTATTAAATATAGAGAATCTAATAATCAACAAGATATATTTTGTATAGTCATATGTGGAACTGGTATAGGAGTTTCTATTTCTTGTAATAAATATAAAAATATTCGTTGTGCTCTTTGTCATAATAAATATACTGCTGAAATGGCTAAAAAACACAACAATGCTAATGTCATTGCTATGGGTGGAAGAATATTAAATATAGAAACAGCAATTGATATAATTAATACATTTATTAATACACAATATGAAGGAGGGCGCCATCAAAGAAGATTAGATAAAATCGAAAAACTTGTTTTAGAATAAATTATACATTTATAAATTAAATAAAGTATTCGTATTTATATGTTATTTTTATATAATCAATAATATATAAATATAGAATGTCTTATCCAAATGGTAAAATTACAACAGGACAACTTGCGATTGGTCCAACAAATACCGAATTTTCAGTTGATACAAATGGTAATATAGGTATTGGATTTGCTTCACAAGTAGTATCATTAGATACTAATAGAACAGATTCTTATAGATTACCACACGGAACAACGGCACAAAGACCAACGGCAACAACCAGTTCTCATAAAGGTTATGTTAGATATAATACTACCACTGACCAATTTGAAGGATTTGGAGCAGGAAATTCTTGGGGTTCACTTGGAGGTGTAATCGATGTTGATCAAGATACTTATATTAGTGCAGAAACATCTGCTGGTGTTGATAATGATGACTTAAAATTTTATACAAGCGGTAATGAAAGACTTGTAATAGATTCTACCGGTCACGTTGAATTTCCTATCGGCAATTCAAGAGCATCCGTTGGGATTTTCCCAAATTTAAATAATACTTCTTTTACTGGAACTACTGGAACAGGTATTACTAATACTACTAAAAATGTTGAAGGTTTTCAATTGATTGACAAATGGTTAGATACATATCTTCTTGATACACCACCTGCACCAACATTATCATCCTCTGATAAAGATACTATGAAAGTTTTCATTCAATGGACAAATATTACACAAAAACAATTGGGATTTTATAACGTTTATGTACCACAAATTTCTGAAATAAGAATTGATTATGTGAAAAGTAGTCTTAATACTAGTCAAGATTGGGCACATTCATCTACAGTTACAATTAATACAGGCTCAATTGCTGTTGGTTCAGCTGTTTCTTGTAACCGTTTAGAAGTATATGTAGATGGTTCAAATAGTGGTATGGACGGAACTACTTGGAAAGAATATACAATTGAAACCCAAACTCTTTATGATTTTAGAATATATGGTGTAAATGAACAAAGTGGAAGAACTCTTAAATATTTAACAGTTCTTAATTTAGGTACAGATGGGATTGGACCACCAGATATTCCAACAAATTTTTCAGCAACTGGATCAAGTACTACTCAAATTAACACTTCTTGGACTAAACCAGCAGATCATGATTCTACTACCGTAGGAACTCAGTCCGAACCATTAATTGAAGAATATGAAGTTAATTATGTAGCAACATCTTCAGTTCGTTATGGTGGTAATTTGACCCATACTAATGATATTTCAACCGGAACTGTATCTGGAAGTAATCAAACTACTAGTAAAAATATTACTTCTTTAAATCATGGAACTACTTACACAATGAAAGTAAAAGGTAAAAATGCTGTTAATCCAAGTTTTGGAAATTATTCTACCACAAATACTGCAACTACCAGTCAGCCATCACAACCAGGATTTTTGAGTACAGCAGATTCTACCGCCATTTATAATTTGAATACTCTTAAAGGAACTTACTCAAATGCTTATAGTCTCAGTGGTACATCACTCGGTAGCAATATTATTAATTTTAATATAGTTAATGATTCTACTCAACCGATCAGAACAACTAGTGCTAGTAATATTCAAACAAATGTTACTCCAGGTGACGCATCAGCATCTATTGGTACAATTTACGCTTATGGTGGAGCAACAAGTTCTTATACTTCTAATGAAACAGATGTTACAACTCCAGGTTATGGTCAAGCAAGTATTAATGGAAATCATGATGATGGCGGAAATATTATTCGTTTAGTTGTATCAGATGATAGAGATCACTATTCTACTGACTCAAATAATAATCAATTTGGATTTTGGAGAAGAATAGATTTTTATGCCCAAGCATTAAATACATCTACCAATTATTCACCATCTACAAATTCTTATTCATTAAGATTAAAACAAATACCAACAGGTGGTTCAACTACTCAAACTAATCAAATTGAATTTTATATTGATGATTCTAATACCGCAACTGCTGTCAATAATGTAGCAATTGTATCCGAAGGTAATAGTAGCAGTGTCCAAAGAATATCAGGAGTTCCAACATTCAAAACAAATGCCGTTTTTACATTACAATGGAATCAAACTGACATTGCTAACTATTTCTTAAATTCGAATAGAAAACATACTACCGCAATCGTTAAAACTTCTGGTAATAGTTCTATGAGTTCAACTTTAACTATTGATCAAACAGATATTGGTGCTACACATAAATATTATACTGCCCCAACAAGTAATAAATATCAAACATCAACTACTTTACATAATACTAGTGGAACACTATTAGCAGCATCAAGCACTCCTGAAGAAATACAATTTAATGATTTCGCTATTTCTCTTACCAGTAGTGCCGATAACAAATTTGATGAAGATTTTAAAATTCATGTTACACCATATTCATTATATTCTCCCAATGGAGCAACTAATGTTTCAAATGCATATGTTTCTACAGCAGATGGCTCGACTAAAAAATTAAGAATTGATACCAATTCTATTAATAACGATAGAACATCTTCTGGTAATTCTTCCAATTCATCGGGACAACATGTTCGTTCTGGTTCTGGTGATTATCCAAGTATTGGAACTGGAGCTACTGATGCTGGTGATACATATGATCATGATGAAGATATATCTTCACACGCTAGTTATGTTAATGAACTTCAATTAATAAGTGGAAGTTATAAATCACCAACTTCTGCTGGATCAAATGGATATAAATCTTATTCTGGATTCTATTTCCCAGGAGGGATATCATTACCTGATTACTCTGGTATTACGAGTGATTCTAGTTACAGATATCATACCTTAAAATGTACTGGTGCTATCAGCAGTGGAACTTATGAACGTGTTCGTTTAACTTTAACACAATCTGGATTAACAATTGATTTTTCACAATTTGATGCTGAAAATCATCAATTATTTCTAAAAGTTACTGGAAATTCTGCTTATGAAACGGGATGGCTAAATTGTTCAAACGCTGTTGGCGTGAATGGTGTTGGGTCAGGTGCTAATGGAACAAGATGTATTAATAGTACAACATCTACGGCTTCACAGAGAGATTGTTTTATTCGATCAGGTACTGGCAGTTCTGCTGTATTTTATGTAAGAATTGGATTAAAAAATAACATCAATTGTTCTATTACAAATGTTTCATTGAGTGCTGCTTCATCATTCTAAATAAAAATTGAATATTTTTTTTATTATTAAATGTTTCCTAAAAGAAATTTAGAAAAAATCGTAGAAAAAGTTGCAATTGATTTCAATATCGAAATCAATTACTTATCAAATAATTGGATAATTTTATTAAAAAAAAATAATAAAATTAAACAAATTTTCGGATATAATTTTGACATAAATTCATGTATGTCAAAAATGAATTGTGATGATAAACACGCATGTTCATTAATATTATCACATTACGATATTCCAAATATACCTTGTGATTTTTTTTCAATCTATGTATATTTGGAAAATGATTACGACAAATTAGAAAAAGAAGTTAAATCCTCTTTTAATAAATTTAATTCAAATATTGTTATTAAACCAAATACTGGAACATCTGGTAATGATGTCTACCACTGTTTAAATGAAAAAGATACTATTAAATATGCTAAAAATTTATGGAAATTACGAAAAGATTTTATTATATCCCCATTTAAATCGTTAAAAAATGAATTCAGAGTTATTGTATTAAACGATCAAGTTGAATTAATTTATTGTAAATCTAAAAGTACCATTATTGGTGATGGTAAAACAACACTTATAAAATTACTAAAAAATAAATTAAAAAATGTATTTGAACATGATATAATTTCATGTATTGATAAAAAATATTCACCAAATTATATCATTCCTAAAAATGAAACAATTGTATATTCATGGAAACATAATCTAAAATATGGGAATAATGTATCGATTGATATCGACAATGATAGTTACTATAAAATAAACAATTTGGCTTTACTCGCTGCTAAATCTATTAAAATAAAATTTGCATCAATTGATATCGTTCAAGATGATAATGATAATTTTATGGTACTAGAAATGAATGCTGGAGTAATGCTGGAGAAATTCTCAAAACAAAATGATAAATTTTATGGTATTGCGGAAAATATATATACCAAAGCAATTGAATATATGTTTAATAATTAAGTCCCGAATTTAATTTGTTATTTTATAATTTTATTTTACTTTACAAAAGGAAATCCAAACATTGAAGTTTTAATGTGACTAGAATTTGGATTAGAATTAACGATATAATTACATCCAAAAGCAAAAATTGGCGGTGTTGGTCCTGAATTAACATTCCTTTTCCGAATTTCTGTTTCTCCTGAATATTCGTTAATAATTGGCTTAGAAAATTCTTGTTTTACACTTGCGTTTTCTTCAACAATTCTATTCATACCAAAAGCACGAATAGTATTTGTTTTTTCTGGTTTAAATTTTTGAACCACTGGTTTTGAAAATTCTTGAACTACTGGTTTAAATTCTTGTTTTACATTTGTATTTTCTTCAACAATTCTATTACCGCCAAAACAATGGATGGTATTTGTTGCATTTGCTACTTCTTGTTTCGAACTCATGATTCCTGAAATAATTGAAAACATAATTTTAATTGTATATTGTTAAATAAAGTAGTGTATTTTTAAATTATATAGATTTTATATTTTTCGATTTTATTTTTCGTTTAATCTGATAAAAATTTGTGTAAAAACCCTCGCATAGATTCATCCATTTCAGCATTATTAATTGCTTTTGAAATATCTGTTTTCTTAGCATTTTTTAAATTTGATATTTCATCATCTGTAATCCCAAACGATTTTAAAGTTTTTTTACTATTTTTTTCTTCTTTAATTGATTCTAATTTTTCGGGTGATAGATAAAATCTTTCAAGATGATTGGTTTCATCTTCTTTAGGAATTACTTGAATGTGTGTAGGTTCATATTTTCTTCCTGATTTACTTTTAATCATATCTTTGAAACTTGAAAACATTGCAAAATTCATAATTTAAATTGATTGATTGTTATTTAAATGATTGTTGTTTAAATTAGTAAAATGTCAATTTTAATATCTTATTTTCTATCAAAAAATAACTTTTCCATTGTAAATTCCTTTTCAGGCTCATTATCAATATAATATTTAATCATTTTAACTAAAATATTAAATCTTTTATTGAATTTTTTTTCATTACAAATGAGAATATTTTTTTCATCAAAATCAAAACAACCTTTTCTTTTTTTTGTTTTCCCTTTATATTTATCAGGATTAATTCTAATTAAAACCAAAGGTCTATTTCCTAAATCTTGAAATAATTCCATCATTCTCTTCTCATCACAAGATTCATATTTATGTTGGTCTTCATCTAATTCAATAATGATTGAATACTTAAAGCAGTCAATAAACCAGTCAGGTTTTTTTCCTGAACAACCACA